TTCAGAAAACGTGGATCAGACGCTGTCCTTCTATTTAATAATTAAATTATAACATTATTTATGTTTAATGTCAATTAGATATATTTACTTAATTTCTACTGGTATTTCAACGTCAGAAAATAAACATTTCCCAACTCCAGCGGAGCCCGCAATTAATAGTGAGGGTAGTAGAGTTTTAGCAACAGCGGTACCAAGTTGTTCAATATGTTTAAGTTTTGCATCATATACTTGAGCATCATCATAAAGCATTTCTATTGATTTTTGTTGGCCTTTAGTAGTACTATTTTCACGTGCGCCTTTAACGACTTCAAACTCACCAGCTGATTTTAGTTGTTGTTTTGCTTTATAAATTGCAGCGCCGCGATATTTATTTGTAAGTTCTTTATTAGTCATGCCTGCTTTCATATCTTCAATTACAGCATCAATATCTGATTGTGATATTTTTTTACGTGCTTCTAATATATAGAAAGATGTATCTATTTTGTCATCTTCCATTAATTCATCTACATTTATTTTTCCTATTTTAGGCATTTTTAGTAATTGAACAACAGCAGGTAAAATTTTAGCAATACTTTTATTTACAGTATTTATAGATAAATCAGGTGTTTTTTTTGGTTGTAACCAAACATCGACACTTGTTATAGCATCTGATTTTTGACCTGATTCCCAATTGAATCTAATCATTCTTTTGTTATTATCAAAAAAACGTATACCGAATCCTTTTCTTCCATTTGCTTTTTCAAATTTTTCATGTTCGATATCTTCATATACTTCACCAACTTTTCTCTTAAGATATTGGCTAATTAATTTTAATACTTTTGTCATATTTTTCTTAGCAAATGCTTCAGATAAATAGTACTTAAATGTTTCTCTCATAATTTAATTCCTTATTGATCTTGTAATGCGTTTTTAATGATTTCGATAACAGCCTCTACATCATTATCTTTTCCGTGTTTTTTTATGATATCTTTTGCTAATTTTTCTGCTTTTTCTTTATCGTAATCATCACCAAAAATATCTTTTGCTATATTATGTGCTGCTTCTATAGCATCTTTTTGATCTTCTTTATCTAACATATTTTCTTCGTTAAGATTTAAATAATCATCAAATGTTTTTCCCATGATTTAATTCCTTTTTATTTTTATTTATACTTCTTTACATTTCTATATCACGTTTATTAGTCTGCTCAGAACTTCTTCAATGTGTATTGGCATATAATCATTTACCTCAACGCAACAATTATATGCTTGATTATTTTCAGAAATTGGATTTTCACCTTTATTATTGTGTTCATGTCCATGTAATAATATAACACCTTCATCTCGACCTTTCCAATTAACATCAAATCTGTGCTGTAATACAAATTTGTATTTATTTTTATAATTAATAAAAACCTTTTCTTCTTTTATAAATGGTACTTCGTTTTTTTTACTATCATGATTTCCACGAATAAATATTTTATTTCCATTTAATTTATCATATATTGCTTTATGTTTATCAATTTTTCCTAGCGCAAAATCACCTAAAAAAAATACAATATCATCTTTTTGTATTATTTCATTCCATGCTTTCAGAAGAAATATATTCATTTCTTTTACATTAGTAAAAGGTCTATTGCAATACTTAATAATATTTTTATGTGAAAAATGCGTATCACTACATAAAAAAAATTCTTGATTAGTATTTATTACTTTAAACGAGTCCATTATATTTAACTGCTAAATTAGGCACTTGGTGTAATTTATTAGAGCCTTTAGGTTTATTTGATCTAATTGAAAATTTCATATTTAAGTCTTCATCATCTTTTATTTTTAATGTTACAATGAAATTTTGTTTACTACTTTCAGATTCAGTTATTTTCACATCTTCTAAAAATAATAAAGAATCTGATAATATATCATCGTCTTCTATTTCTTTCCATTTTTTGCCAAATGCTTTAATTATTTTTATAGGCACGTCTTTATCTAATTTTTTTAATATTTTTTCTAAAATAAATTCTTTTAATTTTTCTTCATTTTTAAAATCAGAAATCACTGATTTTTTTATTATTGATAATGCTTCATCATAATATTTATTGTACAATTCTTGATTATTTTGTTCCAAATCTAACAAGATTTGTTTATCATTATTATTCATGAACATATCTTTAGTTAAACCTTCAATATTAGAGTATACTTTTTTATATAATTTTTCTTTTAATTTTTGTATTGAAGATTCAAAATATTCTTTTATTGGTTTTACAAAAGTATTTAATAATGGTTCTTTTGTTTTTTCACCGCCTGCTTTTAAACTAATACCTAACATTTCATCATCTGTGAATTGTGCTACTATATCAGCAGGAGATGAATTATTAACACCTTCAGGTTTTTTTCTATAAGTCCACCATAAATTTTTTATTTTTTTTGTTTTATTTAAATCTTTTAAATAATTATATATAGCAATTGCATTATCCATTTTTTCTTCAAATTTAGTTGATGTTTCCATTGTATTTATGAAACTTTCGCCTGATTTCATATCACGTTTTTCTACAAAGACATCTTTATATTTTTCAATTCCTTCTTTTAAAATTTTATTAATTGCTTCAGTATATTCCATTTTAGTTAATGATGGATTTTTATAAAATATTAATGGCATCAATTCAGTTATTGTAGAATTTAAAGTTGTTTCAGTCATTCCACCACTTATAGGTTTAAATATTAAATGAATATCTTTATCATCTTTAATTATTAATTTTGGAACCGAAGAAGTAGATACACGGACCTCTTTAAAATCAATTTTATTTCTTTTTAGTTGTTTAATTAATTCTTCTTTTGCTTTAATTCTATCTTTTGAAAGTAATTTATATTTTATCGATTTACTTGTTTCTGATATTTTTTTAACATCATCAAAAATTTTATTAATATTAATTTTTTTAATACTTAATTTTTCTTCTGTTAAATAAAATGTCTTGAATCTAATCATTGTTATTCCTTATTATATATCTATCTCGTCAGGCAATGGCAACCCTTCTTCAATGAAAGATTTCTTTATCATTTCTTTAATTTCTTTAAGATTTTTTTTATGAGCAAATTTTGGTGAATGAATTGCTTTCCATAATGTTTCAAATGAATTAGCATCAGCAAGTGTAAAATCAGGGCCTAACATTAATTTTACTATAGTTTTTGGCTCGTTTGATATGAAACTTTTTTCGACTGTTTTTGCTTTTTTAAGTAAACCTTTTTTTCCTTGTTTATCTTTAATAGCTTTAAAAACCCCAGCCTTTAAATCCATTATATAATTTTCCCATCTTACAGGAATATCTTCATCTTCTTGTACTATTGTTTTAATTACTTTTTTATCAATATTTTTTAAAATAGATGACATCATTTTTACTCTGTAAACACCTTTATATTTTGAGTCCTTTTCATGAGGAGAATAAAAAGTCCATGATGAATATTTTAAACTATCAACAAACATTAAATCTAATTGGACGAATTCATTTTTTTGTTTACCATCAGTATTAGAAATCGGCCATTTAATTGTAATAATACCTAAACCTCTGCTGTCTTTTATTTCTGACGATAAAGATTTTAGTTTAGGAATTATAATATCTAATAAATTCCCGAAAGTAACAACATTATTATTTTTCATTATAGAATCAAGTGATATTGCTAAATCAATATCACCACTTGATCCACCTGGTAATTTTTTTCCTGTAGAACCAAGCAACGCAGTATCGCTTTTTTTAATTTTAAGTTTTGGTAATAATTTTTTATATATTTCTTCCAAGGTTTTTTCAACGTTTTCTTGATTAATTCGTGATAGACCTTTTATTGCATTACCGCTTTCTTTTAAAAATTTTTTAAATCTTATCATATTCTTCTCACTTATTTTGAAAATTTATTCTTGAGAATTCCATTCTATCTACTAATTTAAAAACTTCACCATTTTTTGAAATAATACAAAAACCTTCAGACTTAGTTACTTCAAATCCGTTTTCTGTTTCGATAAATGTTCCCATTTCACCAATTGTATTTATTTTATTTAATATTATTTCTTTTATTTTTACTATGTCTAAATATATATCGATTAAAAAATAAAATTCTTTTTTCGCTGTTAATGCGATTATTTTAGACAACATCTCTCTTTTTTTGTTTTTTCCTGCATCACTTTTTAATTTTTGTATTTCTCCTTCAATATATTCTTTAACCCAGTTAACGAAAAATTTAGTATAACTTTTACTTTCATATGAAAAATTTCCTGCTTTTGTCGTTCTCACGGCAAATATTTTCAATAAAGATAATGCTTTTATTTCTTTTAAATCATTTACTATGTTTTTTATTGATTTTTCTTTTTTATTAATATCGAGAACTATGTTTTTTATTGTTTCTGATTCTTCTTTTGATAATAAAACGCTTCCTGAGAAATTACTAACAAAAGCGTCTGAAAACCATACATTTTTTGATTTATTGAACTTATTTATATCAACATCAAATGATGAACTCATATCTTGTAAACTATTCCCAGTATATTTAGTATGAATAACTAACCCAATATTTTTTTTATCAATTTCATTATATAATTGAGTACTATTTTTAGGAACTGAATATACAATAGTATTAGGTTTAAATATTATATTTTCAACATTGTTAATTTTCTTTTTTTTCTTTATATCAGGGGTAAACATAATATCCCCTTGATATACTCCTTTTCCAGGATATATTTCAGGTAAATATTTTAATGATAATTTTAATATTTTTGCTAAATCAGGTTTGTCAGAATAATATTCTTTAATATCATTATCTGAATATACTGCTTTTGAATTTTTACTAAAAACTGCCTTTGTCCCAACAAAAAATTTATTTGTTTCTGGATTTTTCCCGAAGAATATTGCCGGTGAACCATCAAACTTTACACTTATATCAATACTTGATTTTTGTGATGATAATTTATTGTGTATTTCTTTTAACACAGCTTTAATTCTAGCTAAACCATTATCTGGGTCATCTAAAATTTCATCTTCTATATGTTGCATGTGAACATTTTTTGCTTCTAATAAAAAATTCGAAAAATTTAAGAATTTATTTTCTTTTAAAAAAATATTAAAATTTTTAATCATTACTTGTTTTCCAATTTATTTTTAATTAAATTAAAAATCGTTTTGTTAAATTTTCCGTATAAATTTTTAAATAAATCTAACTGTTTGCTTTCTTCACTTTCTTTCATTATTTTTCTGATAGAACTTCCACTCACAAGTTCTCCATCATACTCTAATGTCTGTAAAGGTACAATATAAACATAACCTTTTTCTAAATATCCTTTGTCAGCATCAGGCGTATAATAATCAAAATATTTGCCTTTTGTTATTCTATTAGCATCTTTTTCACCAATAGCAGAAATAAAAACAGTATCTTCTGGAAATAATCCTGTTATTTCTTTTGGCGCATACGGATTTTTAACTTTAATTATTTTATCTTTTGGAATAGAAAACATTGTATTCAATATTTTCTTTTTTTCTTTGAAATTAAATAGTGACCTATCTTTATCAGTTTTATCACTAGTTCCAATATAAACGTGCTCTTTACCAAATTTATTAACTAAATGAGAATAAACTTTATAATGATTTTTATGAGCAGGCTGAAATCTTCCGACATATGCCACCACGTAATTTTTATCTTTTTGTTCCTTAAGATAAAAACTTTTAAAACTTTTCATTTATTTTATACGAAGTCTTCTATTTTAAGTGATGAAGTAAATTTATTTATTTTATCCATAAATTTATTAGATATTTTTGAATCACTGAACGCCAATCCTTTAAATCTTTGAGTTGCTTGACCTTGTGAATTATTATCCTTTCCCCAGTCATTTTCAATCAACCATTTAATTGATTCTATTGCTTTAGCATCATCATTTGATTCTTCAGTAATATATTTTTGTTCTGCTAAAAATTCTTTCATTTCTTCGTATTCTTCAGTAAACATGTATTTTTCCTTTTTATTTTTATTTATACTTTTACCTACAAACTAAAAAAGCCCGCAGTGCATAAAACACCACGGGCAAGCATAATATTTATCGAGGGATATATTATGAAATTTTATAGGTATGTTCTTTAGGTTTCATTTCAGGTCGTACTGGAATTGTAACGTAAAGAATACCTTTTGAAAGCTTAACATCGACTTTATTCATATCAAACTTATCATGTAATGTATATTCTAAATGAATACGAGATTTACATAATTTGTTGACAATGTATTCAATGTCAGCATTAGTTTTTTCTTTTGGTGGATCAATGTCGATAATAAGAACTTGATTTTTGCCTTTTACAGAAATGTTATCTTTTTCAACATTCTGTGCAGCAACCTCAAAGGTTATTTTCTGTTCCTTTTTATCGAAATAAACGTTATGTGGTTTTGACGAGGATGTGATTCCTATATTAGGAAGATCTCCACTATCAAAAAATGTGTCGAAAAATGTATATAAATTTGTACCTACCATTGTTTTCTCCTTTAAAAGTAAGATTTTTAATTTTTATTATCGCACTGGCCGAATGTTGTACCAACACGGTAATTCAGGTATATTATGTTAAACAGAATTTTTTAAAAGCTAATAATTTATTCTCCATAATTTTTTTTAATTCTTTTAATTCTTTTTTAACAGCATTAAAATTATTTTCGAATTTTATTGCTGTTCCACCATGTTTTACCCATGGCTTAATATATTTTTCCATATCATCGATTAATATATCTTTATCATTTATTATATATTTATATTTATATTTATCTAAAATGATATTATTTTTTTTAATTTCGGGTGTATGTTTTTTTATCCATTGCATTTTTCCAATTCTAGAACTATTTTCACGAGAAGGCGCAGATAAAATATAAACATCATTTATATCATAATTAGAAATAACATAATTATATAATTTTTTACCTTCAGGAAGCCAATCCATATCTGCCCAATATTTTGCGCCCAATGGATCTATTAATTTAAAAACAGTATTTTTTCCATGTTTATTTTCATATTCAGTCGGATGAATCCCTTTTGATAATTCTTTAAATGCGCCAATAAAATTGCATAAAGTACCATCCATATCCAAAAATATTCTCATAGTAATATCTTTTTATGTTTAATTGTTTCAAAAATCTTAAATGAAAGTATATCAGAAATATCATATGTATTAGCTTGTTTTTTACTTGCATTTAATAATCTTATTCCAGCATGTATTCCTACGTATTCTTCTTCTCGTAAAATTAAACAGAAATCATATATATTATCTAATGTTCTATTTTTTTCTCGCCAAAATTCTAATGTATATGTACGTGAACGAGGTTCTAATCTCACTCTTATCCATCCATAACGTATGAGTTCATTCATTATTTCTGCACGAGCATCACCTTCTACATATTTAGGTTCATTGTGCTTTTCATATACTGCATCTATTTCTTCTTTGGTTAAATTGAATTTTTTAGGATTTGATACAATATCGTCAATGTGTTTGGTACCAACTACTGATACCTCACCTTTAGGAGATATCCAATATGCATTTGCTTTTGGAAATTTTTTCATTTCAGATAAGTAAGAAATTTGACGCTCGATATTAGATCCAGGTAGGACTTCTTCAAAGACAAAAGATTTACCTTTTATTTTACTGAAAAATTCAGCTGCTTTATTTGGTACAAACTTAGAAAACATATCTACTATTTTATCATTTGAAATTAATGCGATTTTATTATTTTCTATTTCAGGCCCTGAATATACATAACCCCATTGATTATATTTATCAGCAAGTCTTGATATTTGTTTCTTTGTAATATTAGGTACGAATAAAGTTCTTTCTTCTGATTGATTTATTCCACCAAATTCATCTTCTTCTTGTCCATAACCTAATATTTCAATAAATCCGTAACCCATGTCTCTGACTAATTTTTTTAATTCTTGATAATTTGCAGAATTTTCTTTTGGTGAATTTTCATTACGATATGGAGATATCATTCCCCAACTATTAGTTGATTCTTTTTTTATATGTTGATAAATCCGTCCTAGTGATGATTCATTTAAATAAGTTTCAAAAGTCATTAGTATAACCCTTCAATGCCATCAACATTAATATCTGACCAATGTTCTTCAGCAACTATTTTTAATCCCCATTTGCCCATTCTTGTATCAGGATTTACAATTTCTTCTAAAATAGTATCTTCAAACATGAATGGAGAGTTTCCAACTTTAGTAAAAAATTCACCTGAAGAACCAAGCTTACGATTTTTTAAAATTTTTGATTTACCGTAGCCAGGATATGCATCTTTTTTTACAGAATTAGTTCCATATAATATTGCTTTTTCTCCACCTTTTTCTATAAATAAAATTGAATCTTGATTAAATTGTTCACCCAATTTTTTTAAGTCATTAAATAATTTCCCAGTATCTTTCAAATCTATAACAAAAAATGTATGTTCTCCAACTTCAGTTGCATCTGGAGAGTTAAAATTTTCAATGTAAGAACCCTTTACAGAAATTACACCATAACCTAATCGTTGTAATTTTGCAAGTAATGAACGATTTCTTTGTTGGTTTTCTTTTTTTGTATATTTTTCATTGGAAAATTTAGGGATTTCTTTTCCATTTTCAACTTTAAATTTTTTGCCACGATATGCAGATATAGTACCTGTATCGTGTTCACTGATATGTTTGTAAAGTCGAGATAACGATTTTTCTTGTAAGTAAGTTTTAAAATCACTCATTTTGTATTTCCTTTTCATTATTATTTATGTGTTTAAAGTTCTTCTTAAATTTCTTTTTTGAAAAAATAAAGCTAATCATTTCACCTTCTTTTAAGATTTCAACCGAGTCAACTTGATTAAGCGTTTTCTTAGTTGGTATATTTTTAATCAATGAAAAAACATCGTCTATTTGCCAATTAATAGTTGTATTATCATTATAAAGTTTTCTATCTTTGATTGCTTTGTACTGTTTCATTTATCTTCCTATACTTATATAATGTTGTATAATATGAATATGGTCGCTAAAGAAGTTTTCCTCATTATGAAAAACATCATTAAACGGCATCCATATTGCTTCGGCTGCATCATCGGATCCTTTTACTTTTGGTAAAGGTCGTAAAGAACTTTTCTTTTCAGTAAGATCGAAAAAATATGCAGTTGTTACTACACGTCCTCGAGGGTCTCGTCTTGGATGGTCGAATTTTTTACCTTCTTTATCATCACAAGAATGGTACAATACTCCATGTGGAACGTCTATTTTAGTTTCTTCCTTTAATTCACGTAAACATGATTTAAAATGAGTATCGTTTATACCCAAGAAACCTCCCGGCAGTGCGAATTTTCCTTTTCCTGGATTTATTCCTCGTTTGATTAATAATATATGCCCGGATTTTACAACGACTGCATCTGTAGTATTAAACACGGGTGGATATGGGCAACTTTCCCATTGTTTTTTATAATTAATAATGTATTGAAGTTCTTCTTTTACATTATTAAATCGTTCTTCATTTTGTTCTTTCCAACTAATCAAATAATCATAAACTTCTTTCGGTATTTTATTTTTATCAAGTTTATTATTAAGAAAAAAATCATATCTTATATCAGTTGAATTTAAACCCCAATAGTTAGGCACTGTTTCTAAATGCCACCCACCGAAAAAATTTAAGTAATAAGAACTGTCGTCTTTAAAATGACCTACTAGGTAAATATCATTATCATTATATGATGAATTATTACTTACAATATTTTGCACGCTGGTAATCCAATGATTATCATTATACTTATAATCTCTCATTGGTAGTAATATAAGTCTGTCATTGTCCTTATAGCATTCCTGTATCATTTCTGCACGTTCATGTGCATTCCAAGGGTTTCGAGCTGATAAAGGCTCTCTATAAGATCCTACTAATAGAATTACTTTATCAGATGTGTTTAATGCATCGTCTATAATTTTTTTATGTGCATTGTGAAAGGGCTGCATTCTGCCTATAAATACTTTTACTTTTTGTTTCATGTTATTTCCTATTAATGTGTTTTAATATAAGACGGGCACAAAGGCCCGTCCTATTATATTTTTTTGTCGCTCCAACCTTTATATGTACCTTTAGGTCCTTCAAGAACACGTGCTCTTATTTCCTCAAGCGTATATTCTTTCAGTATTTTTCCATTTTCGTACACAACTTCCAAAATAGAATCATCATGATTTTCTCCCGGAACTGTAGCAACCTCACCATTAACTTCAATAAGATCTTGTTTTCCTTTTTTGGAAATTTTAACCTTATCTGTTATTGGCTGTTTAAACACATCAATGTCTTTTCCTTCACATTTTATCCAACTGCACTTAAAGGCAAATTTGTTAGTGTCACGGTTAAAGTCTTTCTGAAGTAAACCTGCACCCATACCGAATGCCATATTTTCTGTAGAAAAACCAAGTGCTTTAATTTTTTCAAGAATCTTTTCAACATCAAAAATATTAATGCCGTCACCTTGAATTACTCTAACATTATTTAGTACTTTATACCCTTTTTTATTTGTTGTATAACCAAACTTTTCAGCAAGTTTAATTACACAATCAACAGGTACTTGTACTGCATCCCCGCTATCAGGTCGAACCACCAACATTGCGTTCATGTCCTGAACTTTTTGTTTAAGTTTATCTCCCCATAGATTTTCAACTGCATTATAAATATCATAACTATCAGAAACACATGCAAAAATAGCACCATCTCCAAATTGTTTTATCATATTATCAAATGCTTTTACTTCATTTTCATTTCCCCAACTTGTCATTGTGCTATGTTCAGATGCGGGTATTGAAAAGCCCGTTACGTCAGCATTATAATAACGATTAAGTAACCATAAAGCCGCTGTAGTATCAGTTCCTAGAAAATTAAGTAAATGAGATGCGCCACCAATTGCAGCCTGTTCTTGAGAAGTACACCCTCTACTACCAAAGTCATGTAATTTGAATCCAATTTCATTTTCAGGATTATCACAAGTATCATTCAAATAATTTTGAATTACTTGTTTAGCCTCATAACTGTAAGTAGCAATAGTAATAGGATACCATAATCTAACGAAAGCCGTTTCAAGAAAATTAACAACCCAAAATGCATTTGGATCGGTGCTTTCAATAGACATAAGTATATTACTATAAGGAAGAATTGTACCTTCAGGAACTGCCTTTATTCTTACAGGCCAATATCCATTATGTTTTTCAACGATATATTTAAAACCTTCATAATTGAACGGCTCACCATGCGCTTCAACCATAGTTTTAACTTCTTCTACATCATTCATTGTAATAGGTGTAGAAAGATATCGTTTTAAATAATATTGTAACCCGAAAAATAAGGTATTTTTGAAACGACCGCCTCGACTCTCAAAATAAGAATACATCGCAGTTGTATTAGGTGGGTACTGCAACCATTGAGAATATTTATAAGAATCTGTGTCGTGTAAAAGTGATAAGTTTAATTGTGTCATTGTTTTCTCCTGTTTCGATCCTCTCTCTGAAGATCTAACTAATTTTTATAGCGCCTTTGCGCTTAATTATTACATTTATTTATACTTGTCTTCCATTGTCGTAAATTGCCTTTAATGTTGGAAACCTTAGTGAATTATTTCCATGTTGGTCAACCGTTTGTGAAAAATATTGTACTGTGATTTCTTTTCCTATAATCAATTCAGGATTTTCATTCCATGTCAATCTTTGTTCAGCAGACAAACCCGAACCTACTTGAACTTTATTTCCTTTGTGCATAATTATCAATGCAGAAACAGCAGATAATTTTTTATATTTTCCGTTATCCTGTAAAATAGGAAATACTTCTTGAATAACGTCTTCTACAATATATTCAGCCTCTTCAAACTTTTTTACTTTTTGTAAATCGAATGAACGTTTACCTTTATATTCTTTATCCGCACGTAATATCAATCCTTCCCAATCTTTATCTTCTGCTTCTTTTTGCATAATTTCAAATTGTTCTTGATTAAATTCGACTTGTTTCAACACTGATAAACATGCGGCATTTTCAGGTATTACATTATTCAATTGCTTAAATCTTTCTGATAAAATTTCACCGCCTTCAGTTGCTTCAAAAATATCAAGTGGTATATAATCAAATATTTTATACATTGGATTTTCAATTGTATGATTTTTACGATTATATTCTTTCAATATTGATTGAAAATCTTCATTTCCATTTTCATCAACAATGCATAATTCACCATCAAATACAACGTTCTTCAAGTTTAAGTTTTCAATTTCATTGAGAACTTTTTGAATAGTCAAAAACTCATTACCATTACGAGAATATCCAATTGCTTTACCTGAATTATCAACGATTACTACACACCTCAGGCCATCAATTTTTTGACTGATAAAGTATCGAGTATTATCTTCAATACGTTTTTCTTCAAACTTATTCGCAAGCGCAACAGAAAAGACGGAAACGCAATTTGGAACCGCTTTATTTATTGATTTTACAGAAATCTGCCCGTCAAGTTTTTGGTCAATAATTTTGTATAAAATATCCTCATATTCAGAATTTTGTTCAATAAAACCATTCGTTACCGATAATGCTTTATGACCTGTTATCTCTCGATTTTTCAATTTATCGAGAAGTCCAAATAAATCGTATTCACATTCTTCAATTAAATCAGAACGCTTTTTGAGATTTTTTGACGTGATATAAAACTTAATATCATATCTAAAAATGTATTGCATGAACTTCTCAAATAGTTCACTATTTTTATCGTGATATTGTTTTATAACATTAATTTTGTCATTCTTAGAATTCGTTTCATTTACACTATTAACGAACTCTTGTAAAAATTGTAATTCTTTCATTATAATTCCTTCACTTAAAGTCGGTTTGACATTTCATCGACCATTTCTTCAGGCACATTACCGATAACATGAATTTCAGTTTCGGTATTAGAAAATTTTTTACCATCGATCTCACGTGTATCAATAATATCAATTCCTAACACTGCGCCTTCTAAACTTTCAAATCCCATGCCATCATCAAGAGAGCCATCGATGTCTCTTTTTTCGGCTTTATCAATAAGTTCATCAATTGAATTATAATCAGACAATTCATGTGCTTTATAACCGCCTTGACTACCGCCCCAATGATTACCCCAAACGAAACCTCTTGAATTATATTTTATCATATTTAACTCCTATCTGTACATTATTACATAATCACCGAAGTAATTATCGAAAACCGACAGAAGATTTTCATAATCTCCTGAGGTCATTTCTTCTTTAATTTCATTGAAATTAATATTGCTTTTGTTTGCAAGTTTTGATGCAAGTCCTAATAGATAAAATGCATTACCATGAGGTCCTGTCAAATCGATTTCAATTCTTTTTTCTGTTTTATTACTTATTGATGTTATCATTAGTTATCTCCTTCAATTTAAACATATTATAACATGATTTTTACTTCACGTCAATTATTTTAGTAATTTTTTCGTTATTTAATTTTAAATTTTTAAAATTATTATGCATTCTCCAAACGACATGTTCAGGAACATTTGCTCTGTCAATACCGTTTTTAATGTTATTCTTAATTCTTTTAATTGCGACTTCAGCTTCGCAATGAAATCTTACAACAATTATTTCAGTAAAATTATCACCACAACTTTTAATAAGTTTATTGATTGCTTTATCTGAAGTATTAGTTGCATCAAAAACAACATTTTTATGTGCTCTGCCTCCCATACGCACTAAAGCATATGAAGCATTAAAAATGATATTTCCGTTATTTTGATTATTAACAGAACCTAAAATTTCCCGTCTTAAAGAATCAGGAGAAATTACTGTATATTCTTGATGCTGATTAACCCAAGATGATTTACCCGAACCTGGGATTCCAGATAATACATATAAAGTATTAGTTTTCATTTTTGAGTTTTCTCCAACTTTTCAATTTTTGTTTGAAGTTCAGAAATAAGCATTTGATTTTTACCTACTTGATAAATTAAAACCAAAGAGCATATTCCTACAATAAGTATTAGTGCCGATAAACTAATTTTATCCATCATCCACGTCCTCGTTCATCACAATCAGAAAACTTCATAATCAAGTCAAAGTATTGATTGTTTTCAAATGCTTCGATTTTTCCTTGTTTTTTTATGCGTCCTGATTTGTATAAATGACACCGCATATGATTTTTAACTATTTCACGAATTGCTTCTTCATCGATATTAAAATCATCATAAAGATGTATATATTTATCAATATAATCAAGAGAAACAAATTCATGTCTGTAATGAGTTATTCGACCATCTTCACGAACATTATGAGTGTCGATTTTTCCGAGGTCATGAAATATTGCGGCAACCAAAAGGTTTTTATCATTGTATTGAAGAGCTTCGATAAAAACCAATTTTATATGATTTTTAATATTCCCCTCACTGTGATAAGTAGGATTTTGTTCACAGTTTTCAGCCGCCTCACGAACTTCTTCAGGAAGACGTTCCCAATATTCGTTAAACATGTTATCCTGTATGTCTATCAGATAATCAGCCATTGCACTCATTGTGACCTCCTTGAATAATACGCATTGAAAAGATTTTGCATAACATTATCATAATCACTTTTAGATAAAACATCATTTAATGACTTATCTAGAAATCTTGATAT